ATTGGCAACATTTGATATGGAAGCTGATGCAGCACAAGGCGCTCAAAATATATCGCAAGAAGATCTTGCGTTGCCTTTCTTAAAAATTTTGGGCCAACTATCTCCAGAGGTTAACAAAAGAGATGGTAAATATGTCGAGGGCGCAGAACCTGGCAAAATAATAAATACTGTTACCAATGAATTGTTTGATAAGGTAAGTGTAATTCCTTGTCATTACAAAAGACAATACATTGAATGGCAAGACAGAGGCACAAGCACAGGTGCACCTGTTGCAATTCACGAGGCAGACAGTGATATCATAAGTCAAACGACTAGAGGTAAAGACTACAAAGATAGGTTACCAAATGGTAACTATCTTGAAAATACTGCTAGTCATTTTGTATTGATTGATGGTAACAATCCACAAACAGCTTTGATTTCTATGAAGTCTACTCAATTAAAAGTAAGTAGAAAATGGAACTCAATGATGATGGGTATTAAAATGCAGGGTAAAAATGGTTTATTTACTCCGCCAACTTATAGCCACATTTATAATCTATCCACTGTTCAGATGTCTAACGACAAAGGAACATGGTTTGGTTGGGATGTTGAAAAGATGGGTCCTGTTGTAAATAAAGAAATGTATGACATGGCTAAATCATTTGCAGTCAGCGTAGGTAAAGGTGAAGTAGAAGCTAAACCAGAAAATCAAGAAGCAAAAAAAACTTCAATAGATTTATAATATCCTAGGTCGTGGGCGTCGAAGCTAGCGTGGATACGCCCACGTTAAAAATATGTTAGAGAAATTTATAAATATATTTGAGGGATTGGACAGGGCTTACGGAACTTTTGTTAAAGGTAAATCTACTGGAATAAAAGCAGAGGGACGCAGCAGCACCGTAAGAGAGCCTTTATCAAAACAATTATGGCAAGATCACTTGGATGGTAAGTATCCTTCCATAGGAGTGATGCCATTAAAAGATGATGGCACCTGTAAATGGGGAGCAATAGATATTGATTTACCTGAGTTTGACTACGAAGATCTTTTAAAAACAATTAGAAAATTAAAACTACCTTTGATTATGTTTAGATCAAAGAGTGGCTGTGCACATGTTTACATGTTTATGAAAGACTTTACTAATGCAGTACAAGTACAAAAAGTTATGAAAAAATTTGCTGCTAAACTTGGTCTGGCAGATAAATTAGATAGAACATATCCATTACAAACAGAAATAGATCCGAAAGATACTGGGTCTTATTTAAATCTACCGTACTTTAATCATGAAGAGGGTAGTAGATACGCATGGAATGATGATTTTGAAGCAGCTTCTATAGAAGAGTTTTTTGAAATGTATGAAAAGTATGCTCAAGATAGTTTAGGAGAATATTTAGTTGACGAAAAAATTCCAAAGAAAAAAGAAAAAGCAAAAAATTTAGAGGACTTATACATACCATGTATGAAAAATTGTTTAAAGAGAAATGACAATAAAATACCTGGAGACATAGGTCGAAATGATTATCTACTTCATTGTTTTACCTGGGCCAAGAGAGCAGAAAAACACGCAAAAGAAATACCAGAGTTCTCAAACTTTGATGCAAAAGATTTACTAAAATATTTTAATAAAAAAAGTATGGAAAGTCCTTTACCAGAAGACGAGATAGAGAAAACAATATTTAAATCAGAAAATACCGAATATAAATATCTTTGTAAAAGACCAAACATACAAAAAGATTGTGATCCTACAGCGTGTAGGTTTCATGTTTGTGGTATTAACAAAGACGAAGCAGAACAATTAGTAAGAGCCGAAGAATTATTTGGAACTATAACAGAGTATACTAGTGAGCCTCCTGTGTTTTTTGATGTTGTTAAGGTTATTAAAGATTCTACTGATAATTTAAAACAAGTTCGTGTAGAATTTACTGGATCAGAGATTATTGATAAAAAATTATATTGTAACAAACTTTCAGACGCAGGTTATTTTCCTCCGAATGCTTTGTATCAAATGAAGTCAGATGATTTTAGGCAGTGGCAATTACAAAGATTAACTAAAAGAAATATAGAAGAGGCAGAAGAAGAGACACAAAAGAAATACCAGTTTGAATCTTTAATTTATGATTTTGTAGAAAAAGCTACAGTCAGTTTAGAAAAACATAATATACAATGGGGCACTTGTTATTTAGATCAAAAACAAAAAACATTAGAATTTAGAATAAAAGATTTAATGGAGTATCTAGCATCTAAAAATGACAAAACATCAGTTAGAAAGATATGTTTTGATCTTGCAAAGATAATGGACGCAAAAAGAAACAGAGGTGATTATACAGATAAGGTAAGTAAAAAAAGGGTTTCGTGTGTAACTTGGAAGTTTGCAGCGGACTCTAGTAAGTTTGCAATAACAATAAACCAAACAGCAACAAAACAATTAAAAAATGATAAAGATTAGAATAGCGGGACCACCAGGTACAGGTAAAACAACAAGACTTGTAAGAATATTTTATGAGTCTTTAGACAAATATTCTCCTGCTGACATGTTACTTATGTCTCATACTAAAACAGCTGCTAAAATTATCAGAGAAAAAATATTAGATCCTGAAACAATATTACAGTATCAAAAAGATACAGGCAAAGAAATATATTACAAGGTGCAGAATGCAAAGAAAACTTTAGAGTATAATGTTTCTACTATACACTCGTATTGTAACGCTATAGCTAAACAAGTAACAAAAGGAATTGAGTTTGATCTAGACGATTATGAAATAATGGCTCAAATGTATCCTTTATTTAGTAAGCATACAAGAAGTAAAAAATTTAAAGACATAGAATCTTTATTTAAATTACATCCGTTTTTTAAATTTAACAGTTTTGCTAGGAATAATGGTATGAGTCCTATTGAATACTATTCTACTTTAGGTTTTGAAGAAAAAGATGATTATAAATACTACCCAGCAGAACTTCAAGAACTAGAAAAAAATTATCAAGAATTTAAAACCAATATAAAAGTAAATGAAAGAGCTGAAAACTTATTAGATTTTGACGACATGATAGAATATTTTTACAAAATAAAAGAAGCAAAACCAAAGTACGCTCACATTAAAGTTTTAATTGTTGATGAAGCACAAGACTCCAGTGTTATTCAAAGGGAGGCTGAAAAAGCTTTATCATCAGGTGTGGATTATTTTTACAAAGCAGGTGATCCTGATCAATCTATATTTGAATTTTCAGGGGCTGACCCAGATGCTTTTCATAAAGAGTTTGCAGATCCTGAAATAGAACTAGAACAGGGATACAGATGTCCACTTATTGTAAATGATTATTGTAAAAAAATTATAAAAGATGTTTGGGAACACTATGAGTATTCTAGAGTATGGGCACCACTAAAAGACAAAGAAACGGAAGAGATTATCGAGGGCGAAAAATATATGTTAAGAGACTTAGAACAGGATGAAAATGCAGGTGAATTAAAAAGACGTATATTAGAGACCCAAGAAGATTTTGTGTTCACGTACAGAGGCAATGATCCGATATTAACAATGAAGTATTTGATGAAGTTAGGTATCCCTTTTCAAATGCCGTATAATGATTTACAAAAATTAAAAAGAAAGAAAATATTTGAAGACCCTTCAAGACAGGTAAAGAATCAAAGATTCTTTTTAGACTTAGCTAACGGGGAAAGTGTTGCTTTAAAAGAAATAAAACAAGTTCTAAAGTCAGTTAATCCTTACTATCTAGGTTCTAATTATAGCCCAGAGGCAGCGGATTCAATACCTAGAGGTAGTTATACCTTAGATTATTTAGTTGATGAAGGATTTTTACAATCTGGTGTGAGGGACATAAACGATTTTCAATTGATAAGTAATACACGTAATATTTTTATGAAAAATTATATTAAAGACATAGTGGACAACGGCAGAGACCTGGACAAGAAAAGAATTTTTGTTGAGAATATACATACAATAAAAGGGAAAGAATTTGACAACGTAGTGTTAGACTTAACTTTAACTAGAACAGAAGATTTGTTCTCTAAAAAGAGAATGAAATATGTTGCATGTTCTAGGGCTAAGAAAACATTATGGTTGGTTAAAAGTAAAACTGAACTAACATTAGAAGGAGAGGAGGATAAAGATGACAAATAAAGATATATTTAAAGATGCGTTTCCACAAAGTCGCCAGGTAGGCGGGAAACATTATAAAAACATGGTCATTCAACCATATGAGTTTATTTCTAAAAATGATCTGTCTTTTTTTCAAGGCAACGTTATAAAATATGTATGCAGGTACAAGTTGAAAAATGGTGTACAAGACTTAGAAAAAATTATACACTACTGCGAGTTGGAAATAAAAAAATTGAAAGATACTAAATGATACCAGTACCATCAGAAATAGAAATAAAAGATGGAGAAACAGTAGCGGTTGACTTAGAGACACACGACCCAGGGTTAAAGGAACACGGATCAGGGGCCATAGTAGGTAGAGGTAAAGTGTGTGGAATTGCTTTAGCTTACGGTGACGAGAAACTTTACATACCAATAAGACATAAACACTCTGGTCAAAATGAAGATCCGAAAAGAACCTGGAAGATCTTGAACAGAAAAATTTTTCAAAACGAAAAAATAAAAAAAGTATTTCATAACGCAATGTACGACGTATGTTGGATACGTGCAGAGTCCGGTCTAATGCCTAAAGGTCCTTTGTATGATACAATGGTTGCGGCATCCATAATAGATGAGAATAGAAAAAGATATTCTTTAGATTCTTTAGGGAGAGATTATTTAGGAGAAAACAAATACAAATATGATTTAACAGAAAAAGCAAAAGAAGATCATGGCATAGATGATCCAATGCTAAACATGCATAAGCTACCCTATGATTTAGTAAAAGATTATGCCGAACAAGATGTAAATTTAACTTTAAAACTTTGGAATCATTTTAAAAACTTGTTAAAAAAGTCAATAAAAACAGGGGTTAAGAAAGATAAGAGCTTAGAAAATATATTTAATTTAGAAACAAGATTATTTCCTTGTTTGGTAGAGATGCGTTTTAGAGGTGTAAGAGTTGATGAGCAGAAAGCAAAAACTTTTGGTGAAGAATTAAAAAAAGAACAAGAAGAAATATTAAATACTATAAAAAAAGAAACAGGCGTTGGGATTATTTTGTGGGCCGCAGATTCATATGAACCTTTGTTAAAGCAACAAAACATAACAGATTATAAAGTTACACCAAAAACGGGGCGACCTAGTATAACAAAATTATATCTAGAATCACATACTAATAAATATTTAAAAATGATTGCAAAAGCTAGACAGTTAGATAAACTGCGTAACACTTTTGTCAGCAGTATTTTAAAATATTCAAACAAGGGGAGAATACACGCAGACATAAATCAAATAAGATCAGAAGCAGGTGGAACTGTTACAGGGAGATTCTCTATGAGTCATCCAAATCTACAACAAATTCCTGCGAGAACAGAACAAGGAAATAAAATAAGAGAGCTGTTTATTCCAGAGAAAGATTGTATGTGGGCATCTTTCGATTACTCACAACAAGAGCCAAGACTTGTAGTGCATTATGCTTTAAAATTAAAAGATCAAGATATATCAGGTGCAAAAGATATGGCTAAAAGATACAAAGAAGAGCCAGATACAGACTTTCATGATATGGTTGCAGAGATGGCATCAATAACAAGAAAACAAGCTAAGACAATTAATTTAGGATTGTTTTATGGCATGGGTAAAAACAAATTAGCTAGGTCTTTAGAGCTAGAAGATGACGAGGCAAAAGATTTATTTGAACAGTACCACAGGGAGGTGCCTTTTGTAAGACAATTGGCCAACAGTCTACAAAAATTTGCAGAAGAAAACAAACAAATATTTACATTAGAAGATAGGTTTTGTCGTTTTAATAAGTGGGAGCCTAGAGATAAATATTGGAATGCAGAGGAAGGTAGGTTTGTAGTTCAAAAATACAAAGATGACGAAAATGGAGTAAAGCAAATTGTAGAAGAACAAGTGCCCATCTTAGATGGTATTGATGAAGCTAAAGATTATTACAAAGCAAACAGATCTTTAGAGCAACACAAACAAGATCCTTTTGCTGAAAACTTTGAAAGTTTTTGTCAACCAGCTTTTACTTACAAAGCTTTGAACAGATTAATACAAGGTTCTGCAGCTGATATGACAAAAAAAGCAATGGTATTATTATTTGAAGAAGGTATTGTTCCGCACATACAAATACATGATGAGTTATGTTTTTCTATTGAAACAGAAGATCAAGCTAGAAAAATAAAACAAATTATGGAAGATGCTATAAAATTAGAAGTGCCTAACAAAGTGGACTATGAATCTGGACCAAATTGGGGTACAATTAAATGAGGATAAACTATGGCTTATTTAAATGCAAACATACCTGTAGAATATGCACAGATAAGGAGGGAATATTTATATGATCTTAAAAAACATCATGGAGAAGTCGAAGACTGTATCATCTTTGGCGTTACATGTATTACTGGGCGTGCTTTATTATTTCATGCTATCATGGAGAACGGCGCAATCTTTTATCGCCTCCCAATTGCTGCGTTTATTCAACGTGGATTCAAAGTCACTGACGTCCCAAGGCGAAGACTTGATGAACTTCAACTCTGGAATTCTTTTAGTTATTATCCTGCTGTTACTAGTTGGGATATTTTAGAATCACAAGCAGGTAAATACATAGGTAAAGATAAAAAATGGCATCATGGTCGTTATTTATTTACTGTTGACTTTGCGCATCCAGAGCCTAATATACTAGATACTGATCATTCGGAGATACCGCACGAG